CTCATAAATATATTAAAGAAGTTCATATTCATAGAAGTGCAAAACCACTTGTTGAATATCAAAAACTTATTAAATATTTGAAGAAACATAATATTAAAGGCTATATGCACGATGATGTTTCTTGGAAGATTCTTGATAAAACAAACGCCAATGAAATAACCTTAGGTAATATAGAAAAAGTAAAAAGGTTTTTTGGAATAAAAAAATGAAGACGTTCAAGTCACATATCACTGAACAGAAAAATACCCATATGCGACACATCGAAGATTCTGTTATCTACGGTGGTGTAAATGGTACGCGCGAGGCTATCAACTCTCTGCGCGCTCTTCGTGATATGTTAGGCGGTCATTCCAAGTCGCAGCATGATATTACTGTTAAATGGGATGGAGCGCCTGCAGTATTTGCTGGTATCGACCCACGTGATGGTGAATTCTTTGTAGCCAAAAAAGGTATATTCAACAAAAACCCTAAGGTATATAAATCCCATGCTGATATTGATGATGATATTTCTAGTTCTGATCTTGCTAATAAACTTAAAATTGCATATAATGAACTTAAAAAAATTGGCATCAAGGGAGTCATCCAAGGTGACATCATGTTTACCAAAGGAGACATAAAAACGTTTAAATACGATAATGAAGAATATATTTCATTTCATCCTAACACTATTGTATACGCAGTCCCATCAAAGAGCGACCTAGCTAAAAAGATATTAAAGGCCAAGATAGGTGTTGTATGGCATACATCATATTCTGGCAATTCATTCGAGAATATGAAAGCGGCGTATGATGTAAATGTAAATTCGTTAAAACATGTCTCTTCTGTCTGGATGGAAGATGCTAACCTCAAAGACATGTCGGGTAAAGCTACATTAACGCAGTCTGAAACCACTGAGGTTAACGCATACCTCAGCGACGCCGGCAAACTTTTTAATAAAATCGCTGGATCTACTCTTCGTACCATTGAGGGGCATGCTGAGTTGAGTCAGACCATCGAGACATATAATAATACATTCGTTAGAGCAGGGGCTGTTATTACCAACACCACAAAACACGTTGACGGTCTTATTAAATATATCGAAGGTCGATATGGTAAAGAGATAGAGAAGCGTAAAACCGAAAAAGGTAAAGCCGTTCAACAAGCAAAGCTTGATAACATCCTTTCATTTTTCTCAAAAGAAAACAAACAGTCACTCAAGTCATTATTCGACCTACAGAAAGCTATTGTATCTGCTAAACTTATCATTATAAATAAATTAAATAAATTAAACCATATTGGCACTTTTGTCAAAACTAAAAACGGGTATGATGTAACAGGTGCAGAAGGTTTTGTCGCTATTGATCGTTTAGGCGGTAAAGCCCTTAAGTTGGTGGATCGTATGGAATTCAGCACCAACAATTTCAGCGCTGATGTATTAAAAGGTTGGGAAAATGTATAAGAGTTTTAAGCAGTTTATCGTTGAAGAAACTAAAGAGGCGTTTGTCACCTTTGGTCGTTTCAACCCGCCGACGACCGGTCACGCTAAACTTATGGATAAAATCGCTGCTGTTGCTAAAGGTAATAAATATTTTATCTATGCATCTCAGTCTTCAGACCCTAGAAAAAACCCATTATCATATGAGAATAAAATAAAGTTTATGCGTAAGATGTTTCCAAAACACGCGCGGTCTATTCTCATTGATAAAAAAGTTAAGACCATGATTCACGCTGTTACAGCCATCTATGACAAAGGGTTTCGGAAAATAACTATTGTCGTTGGTGGTGACCGTGTAGATGAGTTTAAAACTCTCATTAATAAGTATAATGGTGTTGAGTCTAGACACGGTTTCTATAACTTTGAGGACGGCATAAAGGTGGTATCAGCCGGCGACCGAGACCCTGATTCTGAAGGTGTTGTTGGAATGTCAGCATCCAAAATGAGAGCGGCTGCAGTCAAAGATGACTATGCGTCATTCTCCAAAGGTCTTCCATCAAACTATAAAGGTGGTAAAGAGCTATTCAATGCAGTTCGTATGGGCATGGGTCTGAATGAGTCGGCTAGTGCATTACCTAAAGTTAAACTCACTCCAGTCAGTGACTTACGCGAGGCATATGTCAAAGGAGACCTATATGAAGAAGGTCAAGCCGTCATTGTCAAGTCAACTAACGAGGCTGCAACCATTAAAAAACTCTGTGCCAACTATGTTATTGTAGAAACACAGCTTAATCCTGCTAAACGTGTATGGTTAAACAATATTGAAACTATCGAGTAATATAAATAATATAAACTTGAATGAACTCATCATCATTATTATATAAAATTTAATAAGAGGAAATGGGTACATTGGCTAACGAATATGACAATTTAGAATCACGAATAAATTTAGTTGAAAGAGAAATTCGTGGTATTAATGAAAAGATATATGAAATAAAGATAACATCTGCGCAAGTTTCAGAAAGACAAAAGGGTATTTCTGAAAAGGTTAATAAAATCGATGCAGGTGTTGGACGTATTTTGTTACTCGTTGCAGGTGGATTTATTAGCGCTGCAGTGATGTGGGTTGTTCAAGGCGGTTTATTCTCTTAATGGGTGGTAATAAAAAAATGAAATCACAGTGGTTCTTTATAGGAATTACATTATTGGCTATAATGTTCCCTTTGGCTGTTACGCTAGCGCGTGACTTAGAGGTTCGGTTATTTCCTATTATTGACCCTCCTATCGAAATAACAGAATCTCAAGTGTTTGATAAAGATAAAAATTTAATATATGTTACATTTGGGAAAAAAAGATCGTGTGAGTTTATTACAATTAAATGGTTTACTGGAAATGATGTTGAAATCGGTTTCGAGTTTAGAGAAGAATTAAGTGATGATTTCGCAGGAGGTCTCACTAGACCGGTAGGTCCACATGAAACTGGACCATGGTTAGTGTATTCAAGAGATATGGATAATGTATACGCCAAATCTTATCATCACTGTCATCCATTTTGGATAACAGAGTCTATAATTTACGAAGGCAAAAATATATTTTAATAGAGGATATGAAAATATGATTAAAGCTCCAAACTGGTGTAAAGACGCCAATATTTCTACTCGTGGTTGGGTTGACTCAAAGTCAGGTGAGTTACTTGTTTCCAGACGTTTTTCTCGTGCTGAGGTAGAAGCATATAAGAAGGAAAAGTCAGGTGTAAAGGAGGCAGCACCAAAACCTGCACCCTTTCTCAATGAAGTTCCTGAACCGGCTCCTGCGCCGCAACTCAACGAAGTAATGCCAACTGCAGTTGATTTTAATACAATGAGTAAAGTTGAGTTAGACGAATGGGCTGAGCTCGAGCTCGGTCTTCAACTCGATCGTAGACAAAGTAAAGCAGCAATGATTGCTGAAATTCGGGAGCACCTCTAAAATGTCACTCACACGTGGTCAAAATCGTATCAAACGCGACGATAAACTAATATATAAAGGTTTTGAAGTTTGGAAACAAGACGCTGAAGCCAAAGGCGCTGTTGTAAAGAAGTCTGGCCACATGGGTATGGTTGCCACAAAAGACAGTAAGGAAATCGGCTCATTTAGCTTTAAAAATTCTGCAGGTTATCTTAATGAAGAAAAAAACATGACTGGTATCACACGTGGCGACTTAACCAAACTTGGTAAAGCTGCTAAAAAAGAAGCTGAACAGATGTTGAAAAAAGCAACATCTAGTATTGACAAAGATGACGCAAGTCGTATGAGTCTTTTTTCAGATTTTGTATTTAGTAATAAACTCGACGCTGTCAAGCGTGTAATGAGTGGTGGTGATACAGAGAGTCGTGAACAAATTTTTAAATTAACAAGAAACGTGTTAGGGACTGATAAAGCGGAAAAATTATCAGGTTCTAAAGCAACACAAAGGGAAAATACAGAAATGTCTTATTCAGATCAGTTAGCTCAATTATCGGTGATTGCACTGAATAATATCAATGAGTTTAAAGAAAAAGAGTTTAGTGCAGCCGATGTTAAAAAAGCTGTTGACTTAGCCTCGTCTCCAAAATATAAGCAAGGCGACTACAGCGGTGCTGTAAAGGCTATTGAGAATATTAAAAAGGGTTTATCCAAATATCCTCCAGTAGCTAAAGTCCTCAAGCAGATGAATGAAGCTGAGACTGAGAATAATATCAATGAGTTTAATGAAAAAGAGTTTAGTGCAGTCGATGTTAAAAAGGCTGTTGACTTAGCCTCGCGGGTCAATAACGCTGCCATCGTTGCGGTAAAGGCTATTGAGAATATTAAAAAGGGTTTATCCAAATATCCTCCAGTAGCTAAAGTCCTCACGCAGACCCTCAAGCAGATGAATGAAGCAAATGAGCTTGATGAAGGCAAGACAGTATTAGCATTTAAAGATCAATACAAATCCCGGGACAGCGCAAAAGATGAAGGCCACCGGGTGATGAAAAAGCATGGTGGTTCGAGCTTCACAGTTTATAAAGCTACCAATGGTCTTTGGGCATACAAAGTTTTTGAGGGTGTTGAACTTGATGAAGCTGCAGAGGTGACATACAAATGGTATTCTGTTAAGTCTTGGAAAGACGGTGATTCCCGCTTTGATAAGCTAGATGATCTTTTAGGTAATATGGATTATAAACATGCTGCAAAGGGAAATACGGCCAAGAATAGGTCTGATGATCAAATTGGCATTCCTGTAAAAGCTGCTGCAGCAATTAAGTTTATGGATTCACAAGCCAAGTCTGTAAACGAGCGCGCTAAGGAAGGTCCTCGTTCTGATGATGACAGCTTCGATAACCAGTATTCTACTCGCGGTAATGAGAAAAAGTTCCGTGACCTTCATCTCGACAATGTAGAAGTACAGGAAAATCCTGGTGAGGAAGACCAAAAGCCAGCGAAGAATGTAAAGGCTGCACCTGCTCGTCGTGGTGACCAGACATATCGTGAATCGTTTGAAGCTCTTCGCGAAGGTATTAAACCGTACGTTTCTTCTGATGTCGATGGCTGGCATGTAATGAATAGTAAAAGTAAAATTGTAAAAACATTTGATGATAAAAAAGCTGCATTCGCATATTTAGATAAACATTTCGATGAGTTAAAAGAAAGCAATAAGCTTTCTAATAAAGATTTTAGAAAAAAACTTAATGAGTTTAAATATAACGACGATCATGCTTGTGATGAGTTTCACAATGAATTTGAAATTATATCATATCTAAAGAAAGATTCTCGGATCAAAAAACATATTGGTAAAAAAGACATTTACTTTGATGATGGTGATTTAGTATATGGCGATAAGATTGTACTCCGCGGTCTTCTTGCTAATGATGGTTGGGATTATGAAAACACAATGGGTGATATTAAAAATCTCATTCTGAAAATGCCTGCTGGTCCATCTTCTAAAGAAGTTAGTACACAGACTAAAGCACTCCGCGCGCGCCCAACGTCTAAAGTCGGTAAGTATAGTGTAACAACCGCTAGCGATAAAAGAATCATTATCGATGCTAGTGATGCAGATGCTAAAAATATTAAGAGACAACTTCATACATCTAGCTCAAAAGTTAGAATCATGAAGCGTAAAGAAGGTAATAAAATCTATGTCGATTTTAAATCGGCTGGTGATGTACAATCCTTTAAAGATAAGTTAACTGCATTATAGGAAAATAAAAATGGAAAAGTCATATAAAGAAACTTTCGAATCTATTCGTGAAGCAGCATTCCGTCCTGCTAAGGATGACTCAGTTAAAGCTGACAAAGGTAGTCAAGTAACTATTAAGAATATCCTTGTTTCTGTTGATAAACTTGAAAAACGAATGAATACAATAAAAGGTGTAAGAACCAAAGACTATAATGAAATCAAAAAAGAGCTTAGCGATATTCGAAAAGAAGTCGTAAAATTAGGAAAATAAAATGAACAACATTCATAAATTTAGAGGCGATGTATCTGAAGCTACTTTCTCTGACCCACAGTTAGAGAAAGAATATCTGCAACTTAAGAAATCTTCAAAGGGTGCTTTGGTTGATATCTATATGCGTTCACATCGCGTTGCAGATGAAGGCGAAGTTAAACGCACTTCTAAAGGTCATTTAGTCTTCGATATTATGCGTGATAAATTTGGTTCTAAAAAAGTTAAAGATAATATGAACGAAGCTAACACGCCTAGTATAAAGGAAAATAACATGTCTAAAGATTTTAATGAGTTCAGAACTGAAATTAATGAAGTATATGCTAAGTCTTCAGGTTTCAAACTAACACAAAACGCTATTGTTCTCTTAACTAAACAGCTTCGTCCGGGAAGCAACCTTGAAAAATCTATCTCTCGCGATGCTGATAATGTTAAAAATGAGTTCGCTCAGATGAATAAGCACATGGATGCTATTGAAGACCTTTGGGATGAAGTGGCATATATCATCGAAAATAGTAACTCGGATCTGTAAACATTTATGAATATTGATAGCGTTGAGGTAACCGAGG